CATGGAACTGCCCCAACATCCCCAACAAATGGTGATATTTGGACAACAACAACAGGTTTGTTTGCTAGAATAAATGGGGGTACGGTAGGACCTTATGGAATTGGAACAGCAAGAACTTTTTATCAAACCTCTGCTCCATCTACCCCAACAACAGGAGATATTTGGGTAGATAGTGATGAAGTGTATACAACAATTAATCCAAACGATTATGCATTAAAAACTGATCTTTCAGATGCTGGACTTAATGCATTCTTCTTAAGTGGAATGTAGTAGAATAGGAATATTATGGCAGACAGAATAGCAAGAATGTGGAATGGAAGTAGTTGGGAAGTTATTACTTCTACCGCTGCTGCTCCTACAGCGGTTGCAAATTATCAATCAACTGCTCCGTCATCTCCAGTTACTGGTCAGGTTTGGGTAGATAGCGATGACAGGATTCTTTATGTTTGGAACGGATCTTCATGGGTATCTTCTCCAAATCTTTCTTCATACGCCCCACTTGCCTCACCAACATTTACTGGAACGGCAACTGCTGCAGATTCTGTTGTTAGTGGACTTTTAACTGTTTCAGAAACAACTGAAGTGCTTAATACTGGAACTATAGCCACTGGAGTATTTACAGCAAACTTTGCTACTGGAGGAGTTTTTTACATAACAACCGCACCTACTGCAAACTTTACTATAAACGTAACAAATTTACCGACAACAGATAACAGAGTAACTGTTGTTTCATTTTTTGTTATTCAGGGTGCAACTGGATATATACCAAATGTTTTACAAATAGGTGGGTCTGCTCAAACTATAAAGTGGTCTGGTGGAACTGCTCCAACTGCGACTAATGGGGTAGGGAAAGTAGATAATTTTACCTTTACTTTTGTCAGAAGAGGTGCTGCTTGGGAAGCACTAGGAACATCTAATAGGAACTTTTAATGCCAATTTTTTCTAGTACCCAAAATATTTTTTTTGCAATGTCAAGCAAAGTATCATGTAATGCGAGCATTTAGTCAAGGTCTTGCAGCGGCTCGTGCTAGAGGTGGAGTTATTGATGAAGGTAATTTTATTTACTTTCAAGACCTTGGTGTAAACGGTGCAGCAGCTCAACGCGAAATGACTGCTTATTTTGAAGTTGAACAAGAAACATTAAACAATGGTCAGGTTCCTACGTTTGATATGCAGAAAGCTTGGTTAGAAGCAGTTGGTGAAAAGTTTGCTGGCGAAGTAACTCGCTACACATTGTCGCGTGGTTTTATTCCTGTTGTTCCTGAATTGTTTGCTCAACCAGCATTGGAATCACAGTGAGTAAAATAGCAAAGTATATCATTCATAATGATGGTAATGGCTTTCCTAGATTTAAACATAATTAAACGCTAGTGAATGCTATAATATAAATATGAGTTTTCCAGCAACCTATAATATACGTTATTATCAAGGGGATCTTTATCAATTTGTAATTCGTCCAAAAACATCGGCGGGAGAAATTTATCCAGTTAGTGATGCAACATATTTTGCTTACTTTAGAATATCAACATCCAGAAATGGTCTTTCTGCGGGAACAATATTGGCAAACACATCAATTTCTGATAATGCCGTTACCTGCGAATTAAGACCTTCTGTAGGTAACTCTCTAACTCCTGGAACAACATATTTTTATGACGTATCAATTGAAGATCAAGACGACTCAAACATAGTTTATACACTTCTTACTGGAACAATCACGGTAACAGGAGATATCACAACACCATGACAGCCATATTCGATGTTGTAGTTAATACTGATGACTTAGTTGTACTAGCTTCACCTACAGTTATTGATGTTGGAATTGATTTTGGTCCTCAAGGTCAAAGAGGAGCAACTTTTTATGCAGGATCAGGAAATCCAAACGACTCAGCGGTATCTGAAAATGTTTTTGGGGATATAGTTATTCCCATAGAAGGAGACATGTATATAAATGTTGCTGCTGGAGCAAACTACGGCTGGCTGTTTATTTATAATCCAAAAACAGTCGGAGATAATTGGGATCAGATTCTAAGATTAAACCCTCCTATATATTCAAGGAACATAGAAAAAATATTTACTTCTGGTTCTACAACTGTAGCTATACCTGTTTCAGATATTGTTCCTCCAGGAACTGTAATCTCAAGCACTTCTAGCTTTATTGTAAATGTGACACCAATAAATTCTGTACCCACAACTTTGACTGTTCAATCAAAAGTTATATCTGGATCAAATCTTAATATAGTAATTAGTGGAATAAAATACTCTGGTGGTAGTTGGTCTAATCTAAACTCTGAAACAATTGATATAGCAACTACCATTTCAGTGGTATAATTTAGTAGGTGATTTTATGTCTCAACCAGTAGGATTTCAATACAAAAGTAGGATTCCATCATTTTCTGATGACGCATCTATTGTAGAAGCTTTAAAAGTATATCACTATGGAGTGGATGATTATACAACTGAGCCAATTCCAGATGACAGTATTGAGGGTAACTTTAGATCAATAGGTACCTCAATTACGGCATTAGAGTCTGCAGTCTCTGGATTAGGTACAACATATGTAGAACAGATTTCTTTAACTGCCACTCCAAATATTATTACTGGTCAGTCAACAACAACAACACCTTTAACCATAAGAGCCATAACTTCTCAAACTGCACCTCTAATTCAACTCCAAAATTCTTCATCAGTAAGTGTGGGATCAATTTCAACAGGAGGTTTTGCCAACTTATCGGGGTATGTAACAGTAGGAAGCACAACACAATCAACTACCACTGGAGTAAATGTCATTATTGGAAATGCCTCTCACATCGGGGTAGCCATAAGAGCTCAATCATCTCAAACAGCAAACATTCAAGAATGGCAGAATAACTCTGGAACAGCAATTGCTTGGGTAGATAAAGATGGAAAAATATTCTCTGAATCGGCACAAGTTTTTACAACTTCTTCAAGCATTCCTCAAGCCTCTGTAGTTAATCTTGTAACCGATCTTTCAGCAAAATTTCCTCTTAATGTGTCTACAAACCCAAGAACTGCTTCTTACACTTTGGTTCTTTCTGATGCTCAAAAGATTATTGAAATGAATGTTTCTACAGCAAATACTCTTACCGTACCCTTGGATTCTTCAGTTAACTTTGCTATTGGAACTTCTATTCTAATGGTACAAACTGGTGCTGGTCAAACAACCATCGCGGGTGCATCAGGGGTAACAGTTAACTCATTCCTTGGTTTAAAAATTATTGGTCGCTGGGCTGGAGTCACGCTTATTAAGCGAGCCGCTAATACTTGGGTTGCCGTTGGTGGTTTAGTGGCATGATCCCCACTCTTGCGGGATTTAATATGGGGCTAAGTGCGCCATCAGCACCACAACTCTCTTATACTGCCGAAGGTCAGTTTACAATTACTAACTACAATGCTTCTCTTACTTACGCTGTTGTTGGTGCAACAAGAACAGGCAACCTTTTAACGAGTGTTACTAACGGTGCAACTATTACTGCTGCATACTCTGCTGGTGCACCTGTTTCTGCTGCGTCAACCATGAACGTGCTTGCTAACGCACGAGTGTTAACAGATTCTATTGGTGTTACTGATACTGGTTGTGGTCCTCGTGGCAACCTTTGTTGTCCTAGTCCTCGAATCCTTGATACTGCTGGGAATGTTTGTGGTGGCGCTCCCGGTTCACTAGCACCCGACAATTTCTGTGATGGAACTCCTGGATATCCTTGTCCTGGATATTGTTATCAGTTGACGGTAGCCTGTTATAATTGGTACTGGACAAATTATACTAGCAGTGGGTATACTCTTATCGGTCAAACTTGGGGAAAGGCAACTAACGGATGATGACAGAAGAAGAAATTACAGCGGAACAAGAGTTAATCAAACAACAAAAACAAGCAGAAGAAGATTATGTACTTAATAATTCTATAAGCAATGAACAGGCACAATCTGTAACACCACTTGATCTATTAAATTCAAAAAACTATATAAACAAAGAAATTCGTGACAATAGGTACGAAATATGTAAGGGTTGTGAGCATTTCTTTAATCCCATAAAGATGTGTAGGGAGTGTGGATGCAATATGCCATTAAAAACCTGGCTCAAAGAAGCATCTTGTCCTATTGGTAAATGGTAGAACGCATAGACTTTTCATGATATAATTTATAAAGGAGAAAAAATGGCAACCAATTATAAATATTCACAAATTCAAGGAACAGCAGCGGTTGGTACATACGCAACTTTGTACACAACACCTGCTGCAACTCAAGCAGTAATTTCAAGTATTGTCATAACAAATCAATCTTCATCTGCAATAACTGTTAGAATTGGATTAGATACTACAGCAGGTACTCCAGGAGCAAGCGAATTCCTTGTTTATGATGCTGCAATCGCAGGTAATGATACAGTAGCCCTAACACTTGGTATTACAATGCCTGCAGCAAACTTTATCCGTGTATCATCTTCCGCTAACACTTGTAACTTTAGTGCATTTGTTTCGGAGATTTCCTGATGGCTATCAATAGTTTTAAGCAGGCAGGTTTAGCAAATACAAGTAGTATTATTAATATTACAGTAAGCGATGTTCTTTCTACAACAGGAAGCCCGACAATAACGAATCCCACTGGCTTTCGCTCATATGCCTTTACTGGATCAGGAAGCATAACGCTCTCTAGACCTGGTTACATAAATTATTTAATTATCGCTGGTGGTGGCGGAGGCGGCGGAAATTCGGGTGTAAGTGCTGGTGGAGGTGGAGCAGGAGGGATGCTTGAGAAAACTCAGATGTTTTTACCAGCTGGAACCCATACAATTACTGTTGGTGCAGGTGGAACAAGCGGGGCAACTGTTACTTGTGGGACTATTTCTAAGATTGGAGATTATTACTTTACAATAGGTGGCGGTCACGGTGGTGGCGATTATCCTGCTGCTTACGATGCTGCAGGAGACGGAGGATCTGGAGGTTCGGGTGGACCTGCTGGAGTAACTCTTGACAGTGCACAAGGAAATAACGGAGCTGGAGGTTATGGCAATGGCGGTGGAGCAGGAGGAACCCCAACAGGAAGATCCTCTTCGATTACTGGTACGGCGATAACTTATGCTGTCGGTGGTGGAGCAGGTAATCCAGGAGCAGATAATAATGTGAATCCGAATCGTGGCAATGGCGGTGGAGGAAAAAGATCTGGATCAGCAGGCTTAGTCGTTATTCAAGTGAGTAATCCATGAAATATTTTGCTGAAATAGACGAAAACAACATTGTGATTAGAGTTATAACAGTTCGTGATGAAGCTTTATTAGAAAAAAAATTTCCTAAATCAGAAACATGTGGAAAAGAATTTTTAAAAAGTTTAGGTTTTGATGGAACATTTGTTGAGTGTTTTTATGAAGCAGAATTTAGAGAATGCTACCCAGGAACAGGGTACTTTTATAATTCAGAAGATGATATTTTTGTAGCACCATTTTTTAATCAAGATAATAATTACGTTGGGTTAGAAAGTATATAAGATGAAAATATTAGTAACAAGTGCTCCCAGATCTGGAACTCATTTTATAGTTAGGTCTTTAGGTCTCTCGCTGAAAACTCCTGTGGCAATCAGAACTACAATAAAAAAACTACCAACTGAAGATAGTTGGATAATTGGAACTCATGATTTAAATTTAATTAAAAATTGTCCACCTGATGTTATAAAAATTGGAATACATAGAGAAATGCTTGGTCACTTGTTGTCATATTTTAATCATCCAAAAAATCCTAATTCAGATGCTTTTATTGATATGGTAAAAAAGTCTAATTTTTTTAATGTGAGAAAAGCATTTTTAAATCTTAATATACCTTATTTGTCTTACGATAAATTAGCAAAAAAAGAAAGTTCAGAATTAAATAAATTATCAGTAATGTTTAATACTGAGATGGTAACAGAAAATTATGAAAGCTCGATTTTAGTTTTTGGTTCATCTATGTTCAAATATGGAAATCCTGATAAATGGAAAAGTGTGTTTGATGTAAAAACTCAAAATATTTTAATTAACATAGAACAGGATAAAACAAAATGACTATCTCTAAACTTTCAACAGCCCAAGGTGCAGGATCAGCGATCCCGACAGCGGGTCGCTTCGCACAAATCTCTAGTGGTGGTACACGCACTACTTACACAGATGCTGGGATCACTTATGAGGTGAGAACCTTCACCGCATCAGACAGTCTCGTTGTTTCTAGTTCCGGTGTAGTTGACGTATTAATTATTGGTTCTGGCGGTGGTGGAGGAGGTTCCACAAGTGGTCAAGGTGGTGCAGGTGGCGGTGGTGCTGGTGGACATGGTTATTTTCCAAACGTTTTTTTGCAGGCTGGATCACTAACAGTAACAATCGGTGGCGGAGGTGCTGGTGGTAGTGGTGCTGGTCTGACTGGTACAGGTGGCAACGGTGGTGGTTTTGGTAACTTCTTTGGTGTTGGTGGTGGTGCAGGTGGAGGAAGAATACCTGCTGAAGCGGGCCAGTCTGGTGCATCTGGTGGTGGTGGTTCAGGTGATTTTTCTGGATCAACACGGGCTGGAGGAAAAACATTAGTTTCTCTTATTGGTAATGCTGGTGGTGCAGGTTTCAACGGTGCAGGTTCTTCCGGCGGGGGTGGCGGAGGTGCTACCGCTAATGGATCAGTTGCAATCACCAACGTTGGTGGTGCTGGTGGTGCTGGTACGGCTAATAGCATTACGGGTACTTCTGTAACTCGCGCTGGTGGAGGTGGTGGTGCTGGTGCTACTACTGGTGGTTCTGCTACTGGCGGTGGAGGTTCTGGTGGGAGTGGCAGTTCTGTTGGTACTGCTGGGACTGCAAATACTGGTGGTGGCGGTGGTGGTGGCGCTCAACTCGCTGGTGGCGCAGGTGGGTCTGGCGTAATTATTGTTCGCACAATCATTGCCGGTTCAGCAGCGGGTGCTGCTGCTTCGGGTGGAACGATCACGACTTACACGGGTAATGGTACGAATGGTGTAAACGGTCAGTTGTACCGTGTCCATTCTTTCACTTCAAGTTCAACGCTAGAAGTCAGTGGCGCAGGGTTTGTGGACTGCCTCGTTGTGTCCGGTGGGGGCGCAAGTGGTTCTGGTGCTGGTGCTGCTGCGCGTGGCGGTGGCGGTGGTGGTGCAGGTGGTTGCATGAATTACTCAAATATGTTTCTTGCTTCGGGTGCATATACGGTTACTGTTGGCGCTGGTGGAACGGCTGACGGTTCGACAGTTGCTATTCCCGGTAAGCAGGGCGGTGGCTCACAATTAGGGGCTATTGGTATCTGCGGTGGTGGTGCTGCGGGTGGAGCGACAACGACTGGTGCAGGTGGCCTTGGTTGGTCAGGTGGATCAGGCGGCGGTGGTGGTGGAGGATCAACAGGATCTGCTACTGGCGGTGTAGGAACACCCGGAATTGGAAATGCGGGAGCCACGGCAACATCAGGCGCAGGTGGTGGTGGTGGTGGTGCTACTGCTGCTGGTGGAGTACCTACTGCTGGAACCGGATTGTCTTCGTCAATTACGGGATCATCTGTGACTTATGCTACGGGCGGTGCTGGTGGGGCAACTTCAGGTAACGCTGCTGGTGTAGCCGGTGGTGCGAACACTGGTAACGGTGCAAGTGGTGGCGCTGCAAATAGTGGGGCTTCAGCCAATGGTGGCTCCGGTATCGTAATCGTTCGTTACCCAATCTAAAAAATAACGAAAGGAAAATAAAAATGGCACATGCAGCAAGAATAGAAGATGGAATTGTAAGAGAAGTAATCGTTGTACCAGATAATCTAGATGAAACAGAATCTGATGCAGCAATTGAAGCATTTATCCATTCTATTGGATTGACAGGAAAATGGATTCGTACATCCTATAACTCAAGCATCAGAGGAACCTATGCAGGAATTGGATTTAAGTATGATGAAGAGCTTGATGAGTTTGTAGCTCCAGTAGTTGAGCAACCTGTTTCTGAGTAATAAATATCTGACTGTGCCCCGCTTCGTGCGGGGTATTTGTCTTTATGGGTAATGATATAATAAACATATGGCTACTGGATCAACTCCTAACTACTTTTTATCTTATCCTTTATCTACTGATCCAGTAAACGTAGCATCAGATATAGAGGATTTAGCTGCAAATCTTGATTCATTTTTAACCACCCCCATTTTTATTAATGATGTTCGGGTAGATGGGGGAGATCTTACTACTACAGCCCTTACCGCTACAGTTTTTAATGCAAATGCTACAACGTTGAGCGTTGGACAAGCAGCCACTACTGTTTATATTGGTGAAACAACTGGAACGACAACTATAAGAAATGCTAATACCGTTGTTACTGGAGATCTTGCTGTCAATGGTGGAGATATTACTACGAGTCAGACAACATTTAACCTAATAAATGCTACGGCTACAACTCTTAATATAGGAGCAGCATCAACAACAACAAATATCGGCAATGCTTCTGGACAAACAAACTTTGCTGGCGATATAAACATTGCAACAGGAAAAGTTTATGAAATAAACAATGTTTCTGTTCTTAGTTCAACAACTCTAGGATCTTCTGTAATAACTTCAAGCCTTACTTCTGTAGGCACAATTGCAACAGGAACCTGGAATGCTACAACAATTTCGGTTGATAAGGGTGGAACGGGACTAACCTCTTATGCTATAGGAGACATAATCTATGCATCTGGAGCAACTACTTTAGCAAAGTTAGCAGATATTGCCACAGGAAACGCATTAATATCTGGGGGAGTAGGAGTAGCGCCATCTTACGGAAAAATAGGTTTAACAACACATGTTTCAGGAACCTTGCCAGTAGCAAACGGTGGAACTGGAGTCACTACTTCTACAGGAACGGGGAATGTTGTTTTATCTGCCTCACCAACCTTTACAGGTACTGTAGTAGTTCCACTATTATCTTTAACTACAGCAGATACTGTAACTGCAGCATCCCACTACTTAGTTGAAATTGCTTCTGATGGAATACTTAGGCCAAAAACTTTAGCAAATGTTATAACAGAAATTGTCACAACAGCAGCAGTAAACTCAGCAGCAGCTACAACAGTTGGAACAATTACTTCAGGAACCTGGGATGCCACAGACATATCTTTAGCATCTGGAGGAACAAATGCATCTCTAACAGCTATTAATGGCGGAGCAGTTTATTCTACAGGTACCGCAATGGCAATAACATCTGCGGGAACACTTGGACAAGTTCTAACATCAAATGGATCATCAGCACCAACATGGGAAACCCCTACAAGTGGTGGAGGAACCATCGGCCTTGAATCTGTTTTGATGTTTGCTGGAATGTAATACAATTGTTATAAAGATTACTATTTCAAAAATTATTTATTTGCAACGATATTTATAAAAATGTTACAGATGAGGTTGCATTGAAAGACATAAAAGTGATATACTCAATGTTCACAAATTAAAATTAGGAAAGGTTTTTTATGACATTTATTGACTCAGATGGATCAATTTTAGATCCATACCGCAACTTTATTGCAGTTTCACGATACAGCCGTTGGATAGAAAGCAAGGGCAGGAGGGAAACGTGGTCTGAGACAGTAGATCGATACATTGACTTTATGAAAGATCATCTTGTAAAGAACTATGATTACAAGGAAAATGATATTAAGTTTGCTCAAGTAAAAGAAGCAATCTTGCATCACAAGGTAATGCCTTCCATGAGATCTTTGATGACAGCAGGACCAGCACTAGAAAGAGACAACATTGCATCATACAACTGTTCTTTTATTGCTGTTGATTCCTTGAGATCTTTTGATGAAGCCATGTACATTTTGATGAATGGAACAGGCGTAGGATTCTCTGTTGAACAGAAGTATGTAAATAATCTTCCTGTGATATCAGAAGAACTTTACCCAACAGGAACAACCATTGTTGTTGAAGATTCAAAGCTTGGATGGGCAAAGGCATACAAAGAACTTATTGGGCTGTTGGTTACTGGACAAATTCCCAATTGGGATATGTCAAAGGTTCGTCCTGCAGGAGCAAGACTAAAAACTTTTGGAGGTAGGGCATCAGGTCCAGAACCACTTGCAGATCTTTTTAGGTTTACCGTTGAACAGTTTAAGATAGCCGCAGGAAGGCGATTAAAGCCTATTGAGGCTCACGACATTATGTGCAAGGTCGGAGAAGTAGTTGTTGTTGGCGGAGTCCGTAGATCTGCCTTAATTTCCCTTTCCAATTTGGATGATTTTGAAATGGCCAAGGCAAAAAGTGGTCAATGGTGGGAAACAGAAGGTCAAAGAGCACTTGCTAATAACTCAGCGGTATACAACGCAAAACCAAATACTGCTCAATTTCTTCGTGAGTGGAGAAACCTATATGAATCAAAGTCAGGTGAACGAGGAATCTACAACATGGATTCTGTTCGCAAGCATATAGATAAGTTTGGAAGGCGTGATTCATCAAAGGTTGTTGGTACAAACCCTTGTGGAGAAATTCTTCTAAGGGCTAATGAATTCTGTAACTTAACAGAAGTAGTAATTGATGCAAGTGATACAGAAGAAACTCTAAAAGATAAGATTAGAATTGCAACAATTCTGGGCACTTGGCAATCAAGTCTAACTAATTTCAAGTATATTCGTAAATCTTGGAAAGATAACTGTGAAGAAGAAAGACTTCTTGGTGTATCTCTTACTGGTATTTTTGGAAATCCACTAACAGGAACAAGGCACAAGGATCTTTCTGCAATGCTTGATAGACTTCGTGAATCATCTATTGAGACTAATAAGGAAGAGGCAGAAGTTCTTGGAATCAATCCTTCTGTTGCTATAACCACGGTAAAACCATCAGGAACTGTGTCTCAATTAACAGGTGTTTCAAGTGGAATTCATCCTTGGTATTCTAAGTATTACATTCGTACCGTTCGTGCAGACAATAAAGATCCTTTGACGGCATTCCTAAAAGACTTTGATGTTCCTAATGAACCAGACGTAATGAAAGTAGATTCAACTACCGTGTTCTCTTTTCCAATTAAAGCACCAAAGAATGCGGTAGTAACAGAAGATATTTCTGCTATAGAGCATCTTGAAGTCTGGAAGGTTTACAGGACTCATTGGACAGAACATAATCCATCAGTTACTATCAACATAAAAGAAGATGAATGGCTAGATGTTGGAGCTTGGGTATTTAAAAACTTTGATTCTATAGGTGGCGTTTCGTTCCTACCAGCATCTGAACATTCGTACAAACAAGCGCCATATCAAGAGATTACTGAAGAAGAGTACAAAGAATTGGTAGCAAAAATGCCAAAAAGAATTCCATGGGAATCACTTCCTTTGTATGAACTAGAAGACAATACCTCTGGATCTCAAGAACTTGCTTGCACAGCGGGATCAGGCTCATGTGAAGTAGTTGACCTCATTTCTGCTTAAATAGGTTGGACGCGAAGCGGGGTAGAATAAAAACCTACCTCGCTTTGCTATAATTAAGTAGGAGAACATATGAGCGTTGTTTCAAATCTTTATGCGGCAAGACTATATTCTGAACATCCAGTTGCAATTTGGCCACTAGACGATGATGTTTCTTACATATCTTTAATCGATAATCAACAAAGAACTTTTGAGGTCGGGTCTTCTCCTTATCCAGGATGGTCTATTACTAATGGAACTGCCGATGATGGGCTTTCCATTCCAGACCAAGGATCGCCATTTGATAGCGACATCTATGCGGGTATTCAGGGAAACGTTCCCTTATCTGACGGAATGATTATTGAAGCTATAAGCCCCGATATTTTTGCATTCAATGAGTGCAACGAAGACTTGGAAACTTTCTGTATAAGCATGTATGTTTATCAAGGATCAAACTATGTGTCAAAATATGAGATTGGTTACGAGTATTACGACAATGGATCATCTTCCTGGGTTGAAGTATTAACAGAATTCACTCCGATAGAAAGATCTGGATGGAATCATTTACAAGATACTTTTACCATACAAGAGTTTGATTCAGATTTCTGTAGACTTATTTTTAGAGTAACGGTAAATACAGGTGGAATATCAGGAGATTATAACTTTATATTTAATGGTATTACTGTTGGACAATGGTCAGAAGCTTATATCTCATCATCTCTGGGGGCAACTCCTCAAAGCGCACCATTCTCTTCTGGTCTATCTTTAGATGCTGTGCAAGCCGATCAGTATGGAATTCTATCGGACAATGCATATTATCTGGCAGACAGTGGAAATCTTTTTGCAAAAAACGTGGGAATTCCAATGATTTTTGGATCAGAAAATGTTACTAGAGTCTATCCATCAGGTGAGGGGACTCCTTCAATTATCTTTCCTAATAAAAAAATGTTTACCTTAGAGGGAAGCTACAAAGATTTTACTTTTGAAACATGGTTAAAAGTAAGACCAATAACAAAAGAATCAAGAAGAATACTTGGCCCACTAGATACAGATGATGGGGTATATGTAACTGAAGGATTTATCACCTTGGTAATTGATAAAAAGTTTATATCTCATAACGTATATGAATGGTATAGACCAATGCTCCTTCACTTAGTGATAAAGGATGAAAATGTATCTATGTTTATTAATGGAGAGCAAGTTGGTCAGATAACAGTTGACAGAGCTTCTCTATCTCGATCTGAAAGTGATTGGATTGGATTTTACTCATACCCAGATTTTAGTATGTTTGAAATAGACTGTGTATCTATTTTTCCCTACGCAGTTCCTTTGCAGGTTGCAAGAAAAAGATTTGTTTGGGGGCAGGGAACTGATCCAGTAGAACTTATTAATGATTCTTTTGATGGAGAAGAAGCAGTTGTTCAATTTTCCAATGCAAAATATAGCAACAGTAAAGTTTACCCAGACATGGAAAGGTGGGACGCTGGCTACTACAACAACTTAGTTGCGACAACTAACTCTATATCTGTTCCAGGATACTCTTTGCCAGATATATACTTGGGGGGTAGAGATAGATCAGAATGGTATTCCGACAATAAAGATTTGAATGATTTACTTTATCCTTTAAAAGATCACCCATTGTTCTTTTCTTTTAGACCAAGTATAGAGTCTTCAACGTGGGAACCAGTTACTGGAACCAACTGGACAGAACAATGCTATCTAAACTTCCAAACCATGTCCTTTCTTTCTACACCACTAAGTTCTATCTACGGAGTTTTTGAGGTAGAGGAAGAAGTGAACTACTCAAGACCTCTTATTCACATAGTAAACAATTTAAATGGAAAAAGATTTGAAATAAATATAGATGGATATGACGTATCTTATGTTTTTGATGGACAAGAGTTAGACGGTACAGGAATCACAGTAGACAACACTCACTTTGCAGTTGGATTCCACATCCCCACACTATCTCAATCTTTCAACTTTGAGCTTTCGTCATTCTTTGGATCACCAGAATTCTTAAGTGTTTTTGTTGGTGGAGATGGTTCTGTAACATTTGAAGGAAAAATATATAGATTAGGATTTTCAGATCAGTCAAACTTTGAAGAAATATCTGAGCATTTCGATCTTGCCACGGGGATAGTAAATTATGATGACGAAGCCTTGCTTGAGAATCATTATTCATCATATACTCTATCACCTTTCTTTAGATACAACACCTACTTCCTTGATATTTCAGTTTCGGCTCAATGGGAAGAATACTTTCCTCTTTCATCTTTTGCATCTTATATAACAACAAGAGATGGATCAAGAGCCTATGACATTGACTACCTTCAAGTTAACTATGGATATCCATCGCTAATTGAAATTATTGAAACAACGGTAGACAATCCAAACTGGACATACCAAGAGTTGTTTGATGACTATAACGATCCAATACAAAAAAGTTATGAAATATTGGATAATTCAATTTTAAGTGGATATGATAACTATGAAGATCTAAAAGAAAACATTATTACAGAATATGAAATAGATACAAGTGGCTCGTCTCTTGATGCCTATGTAACCTTCCAACTTCTTGCAGAGGGAGCAGATGAGCCCCTATCTAGATTTATTGATACTAAAAATTTAACAGATTCTTATACAGTATATGCAGAAAAACAAAATACAAATATTAATCCATATCAAGCATATAAAACTAAGTTTAGGATTATTGATGGAACAGTTATCTATCCACCTAAAAAAATTAGTTTTGAGAATGTTGCTATGGTTCTTCATTTTGACATAAAGCAAGATGGAATAATTAGTAATCCTCTAAAAGTTAGAAGCCTTGAGATAGCTGCAAAATCATTAAACGAAAATGGATTAACACCTATAGGTACTCGAAGTGGGTACAATATCTATCCATATGTAAAAACAGGAATATATTATAGTGGTAAATCAAAGAATCCAGTACTTATTGGAAAAGATAATTTACCTTACTTATACTTAACAGAAAAAACAGGACTTAGGGTTTTGGAAACTGATGCAGATAAAGAGTATGGGATCATCGTTCCTATAAACGAAAACAAAAGTATTAATTATGGACTTGGCGCTGTTCAGATGTTTGTGAAGTTTGATGTTGATAAACCAATTCCTACATCTCAAAAGTTATTTACTTTGGATCACACAGAAGGAACGATAGAGTTTATTATCACCCCAGATAGCACTGCAAAAAGATATTATGTTTCTGCCAGGGATCAAAGAACATTGATAGATTATCCAAACCTAACTTTTTATCAAAACGGAATAAGCGTAACAAATCCATACATACTGAAGGATGAATGGAACGCTTTGGCCTTTTCTTTCAGTATACCTCTAGACTTTTCTGGATATTCTGGATCAATAAACATGCTGTATGGTTTAAGGTTTAACAATCTTTCATTCTTTAAAGCATCTGGATTGAATGAGTTTAGTATTGTTATTCCAAGAATATGGACGGATATTCTTTATAACGATCAAGATCCAAACCCTTTGAATATTGTTGACTGGAGAGAGTGGTACGATGAAAATGGGGTACTCACCATACCAAATGAATGGAAAGATATTTATGTACTAGGTGAAAGTACAGAGTTTTCTATAACTCCTGCAGATATTTATTCAGCATATTGTGGAACAAACATTATAGTTTCTGATGATGACACAGGAATGTCTCTAGAGGAAGACTACTTTACTATGTTTGCAGACCAAACTTGGCTAACAATAACACAAAAACCTGTATAATCTGCTATAATTCAACCATGAGTAATACAAAAAAACCAAAAGTTGGTAAGTCTAAGGCCACCTTTATTCCTAAAGGTTACGATTGGGGTCTGTATTTTTGGAGATTGCCTAGTGGACATTTGTTTCAGGATGGTCAAGGTAACCTTTTAAACATTCCATCAATGAAGCATGATATTTCAAAAATCGCAGAAATTAGAAAAGCAGCGTCTCATTATGGGGAACCAGATGGAGATCCTTGGTTTTACGCGGGGATCAAAAGAGCAACTGATGAAGAATACTCAGAACAGGTTGATAGAATGAAAAACGGATTGATTCCAAACCTAAACGATATGGGATCAGTACATGACGCTCAACAGTCATTACTTAAGTATGGGAGTCAAGAATAATGGAAAGACAAGAGATAGCCATTAGGTATTCAAATGAATACAATGAAGAAAATGAATTTATTAATCAAGATCCATTTAATAAGTCTTGGGAAGACCTAAAAGATCTTAGTGGAATAAATCTAAACTTTAGACGTAGAACCACAAGAGCAGAAAATAAAATGGAAAAGTCTATTTCTAATATACCCACAAATCAAATGGGTCAAGTAGTGGGAACATACGCAGATACTGCGGGGGTACGTTCAACAGGAATTGATGGAGTTAAAACAAAACAAATAAATCCTGGAGAAGCATATCGAAATGGATATGGTGTTTTTGATGTCATCACCCCTCCTTACAATCTTTATGAATTGGCAAGCTTTTATGATACAAACTTTGCTAACCATGCTGCTATTGATGCAAAGGTAGCCAACACGGTAGGTCTTGGATATAGGTTTGAGACTGCCCCAGACGTAGTTATTCGTATGGAAAACATGGAAAATCAAAGTGCCATGGATAAAGCCAGGAAAAGACTTGAGAGAATCAAGGGTGAGGCTATTGAGTGGATAGAAAGCCTAAACAGCGATGACAGTTTTCTTACAACGATGGAAAAAGTAAACTTAGATCTTGAATCAACAGGAAATGCCTACATAGAAGTAGGAAGAACCGTTACGGGTGAAGTGGGATATTTTGGACACATTCCTGCAACAACCATGAGGGTCAGAAGGATTAGAGATGGGTTTACACAAATAGTCAGTGGACAAGTAGTTTATTTCCGTAACTTTGGGGGAACTAATCCAAATCCAATTACTGAAGATCCAAGACCAAACGAAGTTATCCACCTAAAGGCATATTCCCCTTTGAATACTTTTTATGGCGTACCCGATATTCTTTCTGCTTATCTTTCTTTGAAGGGAGATCAGCTTGCTGCTCAATTTAATATTGACTACTTTGAAAATAAGGCAGTTCCAAGATACATTGTTGTTGTAAAGGGAGCAAAGCTTGATAGTGAGTCAGAGGATAGATTGTTTAGATTCTTGCAAACAGGTCTTAAGGGACAGAATCATAGAACTCTGTACGTCCCACTTCCTGCGGATCAAGATGGAAACAAGATTGAATTTACAATGGTTCCGATTGAAGCAAATGTTCAAGAAGCTTCTTTTGATAAATATCATCAAAAAAATCGTGACAACATTTTGATGGCACATCAGGTTCCTCTTTCAAAGTTGGGCGGTGTAGATGCAGGAGGTCTTGCAGCAGCATTGTCTCAAGATAGAACTTTTAAGGAACAAGTAACAAGACCAGCACAACGATATATTGAAAAAATGATTAATAAGGTTGTAAGAACAAAAACAGATTTGGTTAGTCTTAAGTTTAAGGAACTTACTCTTACTGATGAAGTTTCTCAATCTCAGATTCTGGAAAGATATCTCAAGACTCAAGTTATCACTCCAAACGAAGCGAGAGAACAACTTGGAATGCCTCATCGTCCAGATGGAGATGAAGTTTTTGAAATGACTCCAAGACAGGCAACTGATGCCCGTGCAGATCTTGCAGGGAACAGACAAAGAGACACAGAAAGAGCAAATAATGCATCTGATAGTGTTGCTACAACCACTGGAAGAAACCCTGCTGGCGAAGGAAGACGTACTTCATAACATTTTGATAAAAAAGTTGGTATAATAGTAACTAATATGGAAATTTCTAAAGCTCATTGGGAATCAGAAGGAAACAGCTTAAGGCTATCAATGCCTATAGCTAAGGTTGACATTGAAAGAAGAATCGTGTCAGGATTCGCTACTTTGGATAACATCGACAGGCAGAATGACGTTGTTCCTTCAGAAGCAAGCATAAAAGCTTTTGAGGGCTTCCGTGGAAACATTCGAGAAATGCATGATGACAAAAAGGCAGTAGGAAAGCTAGTATCTTTTAAAGAAGACTCATTCTACGATCAGACAACTGGAGAATTGTATAAGGGAATTTATGTTTCTGCATATGTAAGTAAGGGTGCTCAAGATACTTGGGAAAAGGTTCTTGATAAAACACTCACAGGATTTTCAATCGGTGGCAATGTAAAAGATTACGAAGATGTATACAACAAGGAAATGGATAAGTCAATTAGAATTATTAAAGAATACGACTTGTTTGAACTTTCCCTTGTTGATAATCCTGCTAATCAATATGCAAATGTCATTAGTGTTGAAAAGGGACATGCAGGAGGATATCTTGCAAAAGCCCTCATTGAAAGCGTATTCTGGTGTAAAGAGGACGATACAGTTCAACTATCTTCTGATAGTTCATCAGACTGTCCTAGATGCGATAAGAATATGGAGAACATTGGTTTTGTTGAAACTAATGACGCACAAAAGTCAGAAGTAGTAAAGTCTATTCTTTCTACTATCAAAAATGATGCAAAGGAGGTAAGCAAAATGGAAAATGAAGTAATCAAAAATTCTGACGAAGCAACAGAAGTTGCAGAAGTTCTTACTGAAGAAACAGTAGAAGCCGCTGTAGAAGAAGTTGTGGAGAAGTCAGTTAAAGAAGATGCTGCAGAAGAGTTGAAGTCAGAAGAAGTTGAGAAGGCAGAAGATACCGAAACAACTGAAAAGATGGAAGACGAAGAAGCAGATGACGAAGAAGAGGAAGATGATTCCGAAGAAATGAAGGGCGACATGAAGAAGTCTGATGATGAGGATCTAGCTAAAGCGTATGCTGAAAGCATTGAGGCAACAAAATCAGTCGCCAATCAAATGAATTCTACAATGAACATGCTTGCTGACACCATTAAGGCTCTTAACGAGAAAGTAGAAGAACTCAACAAGACCGTATCGGGTGTTAAACAAGATGTTGATTCTGTAAAGAATGAGTTTGGAAAGCGTGTGGATGCAGTAGAAAAAGACACCGCTTTTCGCAAGTCTGGCGACCTTGGAGAGGTCGTGCAGGAGTCCTTTCTATTTGAAAAGACTCAGAACAAATCACTATGGGGTGGACGTTTCCTCACAAAGTCCGACCTATTCGCATAAAAATACAAAAAGAAAAATGGAGGTGAAATACAATGTCAGAAAAAATTTTAAAGAATCAACCAAGCAGTGAAACTGATGGATGGAGCCCAGAACCAGCAGCAGCACCAGGTCTTTACCAAGGTGAAGGCGCAGTTGCCGCAGGTGGAATCGGTTCCGTTGTAGATCCAGCTGCTGGTGTATTGGGTAACGTCCCAAACGCTAACTATGGAGATACGACAGGACCAAACGCTGTTAATCCAACAGGAGTACTTTCAGGTCTTTTGAATCCAGAACAGGCTCGTCGTTTTATCGACTATGTTTGGGATGGAACAGTCCTGGCTAAGGATGGTCGCAGAGTAACCATGCGAGCAAACACAATGGAGATCGAAAAAGTCAACGTTGGCGAGCGTGTTATTCGTGCAGCAGCACAGGCACTTGGTAGTTATGAAAACGCAGGTGCAACCTTCTCGAAGGTAGAACTTACCACAAAGAAGATTCGTCTTGACTGGGAAGTTTCAACGGAGGCACTTGAAGATAATATCGAAGGTGGCGCTCTGGAGGATCATCTCGTTCGTTTGATGACGAATGCTTTTGCTAATGATATCGAAGACCTAGCAATTAATGGTGACGGCGGAGCTGACCCATTCCTCGGAATTATGGATGGTTTTGTCAATCAGGTTAAGACAAGTGGAGACGCTCATGAAGCAGTCGTCACAGTGTCTAACAATGCATGGACCCCAGAAGTAATGCAGCAAATCATTTACGCATTGCCTCGTAAGTACCGTGCAGTCAAGAGCAACTTGCGTTTCTACGCAGGAACAGATGCTTTTGCTGGTATCGTTGCTAACAACGGAACCCTTGCTGATGCAATCGCAGCAGCATTCGATCCAAGAGTTGCAGGTACAGAGCGTAACCGTCAAGCATACCTTGATGGTGCAGGACAAACATTCGGTAATGCTAACATTACGCGAGTGCTTGGTGTAGATGTTCTTGAAGTTCCTTACTACCCAGCAGACTATGTTGACCTAACATTCCCTGCTAACCGTGTATGGGGATTCCAACGCGACATCACAGTCAACCGTGAATACCAAGCAAAGAAGGACACAATCGAATACACCGTATTCGTTCGTCTCGGAATTGCATGGGAAGAACTTGATGCAGTAGCTTATGCTGATGCAGCAGTAGACCCTTCCTAATCACAACTAAATAAGTTTGTGGGGGACTGGCATTAGCTGGTCCCCTTCAAGCATATTCTGATATAATTAACTAAAGGAAGGTACATAAATGTCAAACTTTGAAAAAATGACTGTTGCTCAGCTTAAAGAATATGCTGAAGAGAATTATATCGATATTTCTCAAGCAAAAACAAAAAGTTCTATCTTGTCAGTATTGTTAAATACAAATGCAAAGATTTCTGTTGTTGAACAGGCAGAAGACAATCAAGTTATTGGATCTGAAAAGACTGTAGTGAGAAAAAGAATCCCTATGTCTAATTCAAGACAAAACGAAAATAATGTAGTTATTGTGGGATCAGCAAATACTTTTAGTAATAAAAAAGATGTTTCATCAGAAAAAAAAGATTCTAGTGAGAAGATTGCCCTTTATTCTGAAAAGAATATGAATTGGGTTTCGGTAGGAACGGTTAGCAAAGGATATAACATTGTTACGAAGGAGGCAGCCGAAATGTGGCTTACTCGTAAGGGTGTTCGTAAAACAACCCCTCAAGAGGTAGCAACTCATTACGGCCTATAAAAAATGAACATACTCAGACAGACACCCTTTCCATTATCGGTGTCCTATGATGGCCTTACGCCAAGCACAGACTATGCCCTGGAGATCTATGACGATCATACAGAATTAGAACTATCAATTACACTCACATCAGACTCAAATGGTGTTGTTTCGTATGAGCTTCCGACAACATTTGAAAAATATGATGAAACCTACTCTCTTTATATTTATAGCCTTGATGTAGAAGATGAACCAGATGAAACCGTTGTTATGGATAATCTGTATATTTACAGACCGTATATTAATCCATTGCTATTGGGTGATCCTGGATGTGACAGTGAAGAGTATCTTAATCTAGAAAGAACTGCAAGACAAATTATAGACACTATGGTGGGAGGATTTTACTATACTCGCGGGGAAATAGAAACCACAGGTCTTGGAGCAGACTATCTACCTCTATCTAAGAGAACAAACAAGATAAATGCTGTCTATGAAAACAATGTAAAAGTTTATGATAGAGTTACTCCAATTACAGGACAGTATTCCTATATGTTAAGTCCAGATAAAACTGCAATGACCATAGGCGTTGACGGTAGTTATAATAGGCAACAGTCTAAGACTGTAAGCATCCCAGTTGGGGCATCTGATTCTTTTATGCTTTATGGAGATGACTACGATCAAATTTTAGCTTTAACAGAAATAAAAGGACCTTCTATATTTCCAAGAGATTGGGATTATACAGTTTATGGAGATTTTGGATGGCCCGTAGTTCCACAAGATATTAAAGATGCAGCAAGAATGCTCATGGATGATATGAAATGTGGAAGGCTTTCTTATATCCAAAAATATGTTACAGAATATCAAACAGATCAATTTAGGGTAAAGTATAGTGACCTTTCTTTAAGAGGAACTGGAAATCTTTTAGTAGATAGAATTTTGCAAAATTACTCAATACCCATATACCGCCTTGGAGTACTATAATGGACTCCTGCTATGATCACTTGATGTCTATGAGTATGGATATTTATTATTCTACTGAGTCTCAAGATGATCTTGGAATAGAACAAAAAACTTGGAGCCTTGATCAAACCCTTTTGGGGTATGCAGAAATTTTAGGGGCGGTAGAAAGAGATGGAATAAAAGGTGGTAAGTTTTTTGAGTATGAAGATAAGTTAATTGGAAGAACCAAAAAAGATCCTAGAGTATCTTTAGAAGGTTTATATTATCCTATAACTAATATAATCATTACTGATATAAAAGATAAAAGAACAAATACAAGTTTATACGTTGAAGAAGAAGGAAAGTCTGTAATATATGAAATACTCTCTGTCGAGCCTTATGTTAATCCTTGGAATGAAATAGAGTACTATAAGATTTTCTTTAACAGGTCAGATAGACAGGATTTGAAAAAATGATAACTGTCAAGCTAGAGTCAAATGACTTTAAAAAAGTTTTTAAGAATACCGTTCAATACACAGAAGGATTTATTCAAGGAATAAATTTAAATAGGTTGGAATTTAACAGGGTTCTTGGAGGATATACTGCTGAAGCTTTGGGCATGTATATAGATTCTAAAGCAAGATCTAATCCAGAAATGCTTCATCATGTGTATGAATGGAAAAAAACGGGGGATCGGTCATCAAGGTTATTTAAGATAAATGTTAATGCAACAAACACATCTATTCTTCTTAACGGAAAATTTGTTTTGTCCAATCAGCCAGCTTCAGAATCGGGACAAGTATTTTCTAATAAAGCAGAGATTATGGAAAACGCCATTAGCGTAACCATCTCTCCAAAGAACTCTCCAGTTCTTGTTTTTCAAGATGGAGACGAAACGGTTTTTACAACAAAATCTATCTATGTGGCTCATCCAGGAGGAGATCAAGTTGCTGGAAGTTTTGGAGGAGCAATAGAAGAGTTTTTTAATTCTTATTTTGTTTTTTCAATACTTGAGCCACTTATGAAAAAATTAAGGAATCCAAAAGAATTTTCAGCTATGTTTTCTCAAGGAGCAAAGTCTGGAAAGTCTGTTGGAGTTATAGCTGGAAGAAAGTACTTTAGTTATAATAGGGAGGCGATTGTATGAGTCTTGAAGATTTGGTGGTAGCTCCAGCAATTGTTAATAAGTATCTTTGGGATACTATGAAAGCTATTCAGCCATCCTTGTCTGAAAGCAAGAACTATGGACAAACAATACCAATTTTCCCATTGGGAGATGCATCTTCAGGAAAGAAAAGCTGGGAAAACAAAAGTTATATTATTTATGACAGGATGTTTACCAAAATGAAGGATTCTTTTTATCCTATAAAATGTGAAGAAATCAGGTATAACCTAAAAGCAAAAGAAAGAGATACTTTTATCTGGGGATCTGCAATTCAGACTATCCTGGACAGATCAGATGATGCAGGAAAAGATATAAACAAGTGGATAAGAGACCATGGCGGCAAGGATATATATCCCATATTCTTTCACAAGCTTAGAGTTTATCAAGTTGCATCATCTTTGGCAACAGAAACAGAAAATTTAAGAGATTTTAGCATAAGACCTTATTATGTTTCTGAGTTTATAATTGATATGGAATATCACTATACTAACTCCCTGGAAGATTATCTGTAAAAAAATGCTGTATAATCTATATTGAGGAAACACCACCCATATATAAAAAAATAATATATGGAAAGAGAGGTAAAAAATTATGGCATATACACGCGGAGATTCAAAAAACATTATTGTTGGTGCCGCAGCCATGTTCGTTTCAACGGCAGGAGAATTCGATCCAGATACAGTAGTCTTCCCAGACTTTGTTGAGGACGATTCTTATCTAGATACCCTTACCGATTCAGCTGAGGGTCAGGCTCTTGTTCGTAACATTGGTTACACCACAAACGGTCTTGAACTACAATTCCAACCAGATTTTGGTGAGGTTCAGGTAGATCAACTTCTTGACGTTGCAAAGCTTTACAAGCAAGGTATGCAGGTGAATCTTGCAACAGCATTTGCTGAAGCAACACTCGAAAACCTTCTTGTTGCAATTGCAGCACCAAGTACAGACTACAATGGCAGCGTCACATTGGATACACCAATGGACACAGGAACAATTTCTCAGGCTTCAAGCCTTGAGCTAACTTCTGGTGCTATTGGAGAATGTCCAGTAGAAAGAGGTCTTGTTGCAGTTGGTCCAGGAACTGGCGATTGCGATCCAGATGCTTACATTGAGCGCATTTATGTTGCTTACCGTGCTTTGTCAATTGACAACGTAACGGTATCAGCCAAGCGTGACGAGGCTTCGATGTTCGAAGTTTCATTCCGTTTGCTTCCTGCAAACAATGGATCATATGGAAAAATTGTTGATAGAACTATCAATAGCACAACCTGATAAAAAAATAATTGAATAGGCTATGGCCCCCCAGTGCATTGCACGGGGGGTCTAGTCATGATATAATATTCTCACAAACTAACCGAAGGGAACGTGCAAAATGGCAACAACAGTTTATGACTCATCAGAAATCGAAATGATGGATGGAACTAAAGTAAAGATGCGTCCACTAAAGATTTCACTTCTAAGAGAATTTATGAAAAAGTTTGAGGGAATTACAGATGTTGCAGAAAGCAACGATCAGTCTATGGATCTCTTGATGGATTGCGTACAGATTGCTATGAAGCAATATAATGAAAAGTATGCTGAAAATCGTGAAGAACTAGAAGATAATATTGACCTTCCCAGTGTGTATAAGGTAATCGAAGCAGCAGCAGGAATTAAACTGGATGCAGAGGGAAACGTTCTGACGACGGCGACTCTTGGAAAGAGTTAGACCTCGCAAAACTAGAATCTGAAGTATTCCTTTTGGGTATTTGGAAAGATTATGAAGAATTAGAAAGTAATCTTTCCATGCCAGAACTCACTGCAATATTAACAGCAAAAAGAGATGACGACTATCAAGAAAAGAAGTTTTTTGCAGCAATACAAGGAGTAGATCTTGATGGTGAAAATGGAAAAGATCGTGGTCAAAAAGAATGGGAAGATATGAAATCAAGAGTTTTTAGCGGGGGGAATTCTAAAGATTCTAGTGACATAACTTCTTTGCAAGGACATAATGCATCAAAAGCTGGTTTTGGAATTGGAAAAGGGTTAGAATACTCTGCAGGAAAAGGAAAAGACAACAATCCGAAAAACCCATTTTCATAAGAAAACTATATGAAAAAAGATGTGCCTAATGGTATAATTTAATAAGGTGAATATTTAAAAATGGCGACTTCAGCAAATGCTAATATTAATGTAATTGTTAATACGTCGCAGGCGCTTGCTCAATTAAAATCATTGCAAGCTCAAGTGGCTGCAACAAACCAAGGTATGGCAGCATCAAGTGCCGGAGCCTTAGCACAACAATCAGCATTGAATAAAGCACTTATGAATAGTGCTAATGCAAGTAGGATGTGGAATGCTCAAATAATTCCAATGACTACTGCGACAGATAGATTCTCTGAGTCAATAGACAAAGGAAGGCTATCTCTTGGTCAATATTCCAGATACGCTGCATCTCAGCTTCCAGGAATGAGTAGAGTATTTAAACGAGAATTCGATATGATGTCTCGCGTTGCCGAACAAAATGTTCGAAGAATGCAAACTCAGTATGTTGCTCTAGGAAAAACAGCCACGGGTGCTTCTCAAGCTATGGCCCTTACTCCAAATCACTTAAACAATATGGCCTCAGCTTCTGCAATGGCAACACAAAGACAAGTATTAATGAATAGAATGATTGATTTAGGATCAACAAAGCTTCTTAACTGGGGTAAAAATACTCAGTGGGCTGGTCGTCAGCTTATGGTGGGATTCACTCTACCCTTAGCAATGCTGGGTACTGTTGCAGCAAAAACATTTAAAGAGATAGATCAATCATCAATTTCTTTTAAAAGAGTTTATGGAAATCTGTCAACTACAACTGCTGAAATGGAAAGAAATCTTGAGGCAGTAAAAGATCTTGGTATGGAATATACAAAGTATGGTAAAAGTCTTTCTAGCACGATAGAGCTTGCAGCAAAGGTAGCTGCTACTGGAGCACAGGGAGAAAGCCTAAGTGCGGCTACGGAACAAACTATAAGATTGGCAACCCTTGGGTTGATGGAATATGATGAAGCACTTGGCGCAACCATTGCTCTACAAACCGCATTTGGTGTTTCCAATGAAGATTTAACATCTACAATTGATTTTCTTAACGTCACAGAAAACGAAACAATCCTTACTATGCAAGATATGGCTGCCGCTATTCCTAGAGTGGCCCCTGTTGTCAAGGGACTTGGTGGAGATATAAAAGATCTTGCTGTAATGATGACTGCTATGAGAGAGGGAGGCGTTACTGCAGAACAAGGAGCAAACGCCATTAAGTCAGGTCTTGGAAGATTAATTAATCCAACTAAGGCAGCTAGAGAAGAAATGGGTAAGTATGGAATAAGCATTGATGCTATTACTCAAAAAAATAAGGGAGACCTTATGGCTACCCTTGATGATTTTGGAACTGCTCTTGCCACACTTGGAGACTTTGAACAACAACAAGTTTTGCAAAAGGTTTTTGGAACTTATCAGTATGCAAGGTTGGGGGCATTATTCAAGAACCTAGTTAGAGATGGTAGTCAGGCAAAAAGAACTCTTGAACTAACCAGCATGTCTGTAGAAGATTTGGCCTCTGTTTCAGAAAAAGAACTTTCTAAGATTGAAGAAGCTACCAGCACCAAATTTGCAGCAGCAATGGAAAGACTAAAGGTATCCATTGCTCCAATTGGCGAAACATTTATGAAGGCAATAATGCCAGTAATTGATTTTGTTGCAAAAATAGCAAATGCTTTTAATGACTTACCAGATGGAATTAAAAAAGCTATAACCATAGGTATTGCGGTCGTTGCAGGAATAGGTCCTATTATCCTTATGACAATAGGTTTGCTTGCAAATGGTATTGCAAATATAGTGAAATTAACTCAAACTACAAGAAAGTTTTTTGCTCGACTAAAAGGAGACTCTAGTGCATTCCAGCACTTGACAGCAGAAGAGCATGAAGCAAGAGGGGCAGCAGATGCACTAAGCAGGTCAACTGATAATCTTACAGGAAAATTCCTGGGTCAAAGAAAAGCATTAGATAGCCTTGTTGGAATGCTTGGTAATTATTCAAAAGCTTTAAGTGCAACAGTTATGTCAGCCCCCATGATGATGGGTGCAGCTAGTCCTAGGGGTAAAGCTGGTAGATCTATAGTAACTGGTCCACAGACTAGGGGAGTCGTTGCTCGCGGATACAGCAAGGGAGTTACAAAAGTTCCTGGAATGGGTAATGAAGACACCATACCAGCACTTCTTACTCCAGGAGAGTCTGTTGTAACAAAAGAAGCAACACAAAAATATTCCTCAATTATTGCTGCAATGAATGCAGGAACTTTACCAGGGTTTAATAGTGGCATTACTGGATATACAAACCAAGTAGTTCCTATGACCGCCTCCGCCAATCTTTCAAAATTAGCAACCTCGGCCCCATCCGCAGAACAATTGGGATCTGGATTAGCTGCGGGATTTGCAAGAGGGTTTGCTAAAAAAACAGCTCAAGAAGTTGCTGTTGCAGAGGCCGCATACAAAAGACTGACCCCAGTAATGAATCAATTTTATAATAATTTTCAAGCAGAAGTTGACCAAACAATTAAGGCAACTGGAAAAGCAACCTTAAACGAACAACAATTAGAGCAGGCCAGATTAAGAGCAGCAAAAACAACTGCAGCTGCAATAAAGGCACAAGAGACTGCTACAGGACGAAGAGTCTTGAGTGGGCCACTAAGAACTTCCGCAATGCAGTTTATGGGGGCACCTGGATACACTGCACCAATAACAACACTAAATAGAACGGGGGCTGGTCACGCAGACCCACTAGGAAGAGCCTCCCTAATGGGAGTAAGGTCCTTACGTTCTATGGAAAATCCAACTACAAGAGACAGGCTTGGGATTGGATATAAAGGATTTGGGAGAGGTCTCTCAGAGTGGGCTGGTCAAAAAGCAGGCATTTCTGGTCCAATGCACTTTGGTCACCTATCTTCTCCAAAAGCAATTCCCCTTAGTGCAGCAGATCAAATGGCTTCAAGACCAGGTGCATCTACAACTGCTCCGAAAGTTATTGCTGCAGTGAGATCTGGAGCAGCAGCAACTGCATCTGCTCTAAGAGCTGGAGGGGATTCGGCACTTGGTATATCTAGTCCTTCTAAGGTTGCTGAAAATACAATGAAGCAGTATGTAGACGGTATTGAAACTGGTACTAAGAAAAATACTACCAGGGCATCAGCAGCAGGAAAGGTAGTTGGAAACTCTTTTGCAGCATCAGTAAAGGCAGCAATTCTTTCTGGTGGAGCCCTTCCACCGTTACCCCCAATTGGTGGAGGAAAGACAATGCCTGCAGAAGAACCAAGGCCACAGTCTGCTGCAGCAAAACAAGCAAAAATGATAAAAGATCAAATTATTGGCGCAAGGGCAGAAATAAAAACAAGCGGCAACACTCTCAAACAAGACACTAGAGGAATATTTAAAGAAATGGGAAACATCTTTAGAATATTGCCTCAGCTTGGAAAAGAACTTTTAAGAAATCTTAAAGAGCCTATGCAAATTCTTGGAGGAATTCTTAGGCAAATTTCTGGACCATACGTAAAGCCAATCGTAGATGCATTTAAGTTTCTAAGAGATACGGTAGTTGGAAATGTTAAATTGGCTGCAGCACTTTTTGTAAACGATATAAAAAAGATACCAGTAATCTTAAAGGGTGCCGTAAGTGCTTTTACTACAAAAGTAAAAAGTGCTTTTGAGATGGCGGCACTTAGAACTTCTGTTGCTATGGACTCAATTAAATCATTACCAGCAAAAGTAAAGAGTGCTTATGAAAATGCCGCAATAAGAACAATAATTGCCCTTGATTCAATTAAAAAACTTCCAGAAACAATGAAAAATAAAGCAGCAGATTTACAAAGAAGGTTTAATGATTTTAAAACTAATCTTCCACAGAATCTAATGAGAGCAAAAAACCAAGCATTTTATCGTGGTCAAGATGCAATAAATAGAGGAAAAGAGTCTTTAAGAGGAATATCAGAAAAGTTTGCAAAGATGAGAGAAAGATTTTCTGCAAGCAATGCCCAAGCAGCATCCTCACTAAGAGAAGGATCTATGAGAGGGGCTGCAAGGTCTTATGTTCCAGACGCGGCAGCAGCACAAGTAAAAACAATCTCAGAGCAAATAACTAAAGCCGCAACAAATGTAAAGGCTCAACTTACTCAAGCAGCTAAGAGTGTTACAGATAGCGCAAGGCTTGCAAAAATTCTTCTTAAGGATGGAGACTTGCGTGGAGCGATGAGGGCAATGACCCCAGACAAGGTTGCTCAAGCATTTACTGCAGCGACCAAACCAATAATTAATGCTTCAAAGGTAGCATACGGAAAACTTGTTGATGGAGCAAAGTTTATTGATAGTAAGGTTAAGGGAGCAGCAGAGGTAGTTAGCAAGAAGCTTTCTTCTGCTGGACAAAAGTTGTCTGCAGCAGGAGCAAAACTTGCAAACTCTATTCAAGTTGCAGGTCAGGCTCTTGCAATGAAAGATCCAAGGACAGCCCTAAGAGCCTTAACTCCAGACAAGGTTGCATCTGCTTTGGGATCAGCAAAAGTACGTGCTGGAGAAATGTATGGAGCAGCAAGAGATAAGGCAGTCTCAGCAGCCTTGTCTGCAAAAGCAACTGGAATAACTGCCTACAATGCGTTACTTGCAAGAGATGTCAAGACATTTATTAAAGCACTTACCCCAGACAAAGTGTGGGCAGCAAGCTCAAAACTTGTTGCATCAATATCTAATGCTGGAAAACAAGTTGCTGCAGCAGGAAAGTTTGCATACGATACAATAATTTTTAATGCCAAGGCAGCAATAGCATTAGGGCCAGGAATTATTAAGGATGGCTTTAACTATGTTAGATCTTCTTTGATAACTGGTGCTAATTTTATTAAAGACACAATAGCTGTTAACGTTAGGGCAGCTCTTGTTGTTGGGGCTAGTGAAATTAAAAAAGCTTTCGTAACTGCAAAAACATTCATTGCTAATGGTGGAAAGTTTATTTTTGATACCGTAAAGGTAAACATTGGTGCCGCGTTGTTATTGGCAAAAAATGAAATAACAAGAATTGGGGGAATCTTAAAAACTGAAGGACCAAAACTTAAAGCTAGCTTGACAGATGCTGCAAAGGGTATGGTTGGGGCAGTCAAGGGCGCTGGAGTAATTCTTGCAGATAGCATTAAGTCTGTCGGAAGCCTCGTTAGGGCTGCTGGCGCTTCACTTGTACAAGGAGGCAAAGGATTCTTGAAGGGAGGCTTTAACGAAAATACTGGAACGAATAGAGGACAAAGGCTAGCTGGATCAGGAAACACCGCCATGATGGGCCTCATGGGGCTATCTATGGCAGCATCTTTTGCTGGAGGCAGTGTTGGAGAAATGGCACAAAAAATCATGCCAGTAACTATGGGACTGATGGGTCTACAAATGATTCTTCCTATGTTGACAAATCCAATGGGGCTAGCCATTATTGCTACCACAGCTTTAGTCGGTGGATTTATTTATTTAAGAAAGCAATTAGACGATACAGCAAAAGAAGCAGCAAACCTTGGTGCAAACATTGGCGGCGTTGCTAATGGCATGAAGATTATCGAAGAAGCAACTGGATTTAAAGCCCCTGACGCTAAAGATAGATTGTTTAGATTTAGCGATGAAGATAGAGAAGCTATGGGTCAATTTGGTTCATATTTTGAATCTGAAGGTGGGAGTAAATTTATTGAAGATTTGCGTAATGCAACATCAGAAGAAAGATATCAAAAAGTTTCAACTCTTCTTACACAAGCCGTAGCAAGTGGATTAGAAGAAGATAAGGCAAAAGCATTTGGGATGGCTATTGCAGAAGCAACAGGAGATGCTCTTCTTAATTCTAGCATTGCAAGAGATTTTGCAAATCAAGTATTTGGCCAAGGATCTAAAACGCTTATTGATTTAGAGGAAACCAGAATGAAAAGTGCCCCAGAAGTTGACCTGTCCAAGATTAATCTTGAGGGAGGCAGATTCGGCGCAACAAACAGGAAAATTGAAAAAGAAACGAAAGAAAGTGGCGGAGGGATCTCTGGATATTTTAGCAACATTCTTAGAACTATTAACGTTTTTAATACTGCTATAGATGTTGTTGGTGGTCAAGCCGAGTCAATAGAAAAGGTTGCAGTTGCTGCAGAAGGACTTGGATTTGCTCTGCAAACAATTCAGAATCTTACAACGGCTGAAGCAGTCCTTGAGGAAGAAAGATCAAACGGAATCATCAAGTATGAAGAATATGCTAAAAGACTATCAGAGCTAAATGGATTACAGGAGGATGCAGCTAACTACATAGGAGAGATATATTCTTTAGGAGCAGATTCAGGAGCAATGAGTCAAGCTCTTGGAAATCAACTATCTTTTGCTGGATTCTCAGAAGATACTATATCCAGAGTATCAGAAGCTTTTAATCCAGATGCTTTAGCAAAGCAGTTTTTTGGAGAAGATAAAACTTTTGAAGGTTTGGGAGAAAATGAACGGAACTATGTAGAACAGGTTCTTACAAAAACCTTATCTGGACTTACTCCAGAAAATGTTTCTCAAAGATTACAAGACATTGAAGCATCTTATACAGATATGGCAGAAAAGGCCGTTCAAGCTATGACTGACGGAACTATGGATGCACTTGGAGGATTAGATTTTTTCTTTAATAAAGAAAATATTTCAGATTACATATCAAGCAGAATGGGTGGTGGCATCGCTGGAGTTGGAGGTCTTGGTGGAACGTCTCCAGAAAAACTAGCATCAAATCTTTTAAAGCAAGATACGGAACTTAAAAAAATGGGAACAGATAGCCTACAAGTCTTTACAAGGCTTGGAGAGTTTATAGATGTTGACTTTGGTAAAAAAATTCTGTCAAGTAAAGAAGATATCCTTAAGTTTGGAGATATTGTAGCAAAACTTGGAAAATATAAAGACATAAACTTAGAAATAGTAATGAAAAATAAAAACCTAACACCAGAACTTATTATCAGTTCTATTGAAAAAATAAATAAGATAAAATTAGACCCAGATATTTTTGGAAGAGTCCCACTTGATGGTGAAAAACTTGTTACAACTTTAGTTAAGGCTGGGGTAGAGATAGATGACCTTCCAGAAAAGATAAGTAAGGGAGCAAAAAAATTAGAAGAATTTGGTAAAGAAGCGGTAGACTCTTTAGGAGATCTAAAGCCAAAGATAGTTCCAAAGATTATTGCAAGCGTTTTTGGAAAAAGTGCAAGTACATCAGAAGGAATAGCAAACGCATTAAATTCAGCATTTCCAGACGGACTAAAGCCAATTGATATAATGGTTTTGCTAAGTTTAAAGGGAGACGACCTTGCCATAGCACTTCTTAGCAATCCACTCGCAATGAAAGCAGCAAAAGCAGGGGAAAAAACATTTACTCAATCGGTTGTTGTTGATGGAGAAGTAATTAATCGAACCCAAGTGGTTCCTCAGTCTCTTCTTTCCGTTGCTCCATTTTTAAGTGGTGGAACGGCAGCAACGGAAGATACCACAGATGATACTGAGGATACTGGTGGAGGAGGTGCAGCAGAAAAACAAAAGAGTGCTCTTCAAGAAATGATATCAGCACTTAACGCTTCTCTCAAACTATATGGAACAGCCAAAACTTTAACCAAAAAAATACTAAAGTCTAAAAAAGATTTTAACAACTTTCTTAAAGAACTAAGTTTTGATGGTGGTGTGTCAGATCAACTTAGAGAAATGAATTTATCTGAAAGCTTGATTGCAGATCTTCTTAGTTTAGGAGGAAAAAATGCCAAAAGAATAATGAAAGCTTTGGGTGGTAGGTCAGGGTTGACTAGACTTGATAAAGCTTCTACTGTATCAAAAGCAGGTCAAAGAGTAGATGAAGCTACATCAAGACAAGAAAGAGAAGGGTATAAAGCAACAGCCCGAACTCGTTTAGAAAAAGACGGAAGCTTTACTAAAGAGGAAATAGACAAAATTCTTGAAAGTGAAGAAGATGTAGAGATAATTGCTAAATTCCCAATAAAGAAAAACAAAGATAAGTGGAATGAACTTAAATCAGCTTTGCAGTCAGATGCAAAAATAGAACTAACTGTTGAATTAAAACCAGATTTAGAAAAGTTTGATGAAGCCAAGCAAATAATTGAAGAAGCATACGATGAACTAGAACGTAAAAAAGTAAATGAATTAGCAGATAAATTTAAAGAAGCTAATGGAGCAACTGTTGAAGAAATGGAAAGACAAGTTG